AAGGGATTGCCGTCGTGGTCCAAAAACAACAGACCACCGGACGGCACGCCGCAGCACACGCCAATGGCACGTGCGCGACCGCTGCTCAGTTCGGCCAGCAGCGCATCCTTATTAAGTGGGTTGTCTTGCCACGCCGACTGATACGGGCGCTTTTGCCCATCCACGGCGACATAACCCCAGTCGTCGGGCAGGCGGGCCAATTCTTGCTGCAGGCTCACTTGGACTCCTTGGCGCGGCGCATGGCTTCTTCGACTACAAGGCGGATCACGGCGCTGCGGGACAAGCCGCCAATGCAGCGGCTGTCAAGCCATGCCATTTGCTCTGGCGTGAACTGCACGGCTAATGGGTGTGAAAGCGGCATGGGTCCTATCGGATGCTTGCGCAGCCTACCGGAACCTGCTACGATGCGCAAGCCAGGCGGGTTTAGGTGGTCATAGCGCTTTGGCGCTGTTTTACACCCCATCCGCCGCACCATTTTTCGCATGAAACAGATCAGCTTTTTGCCAGAGCCGGCGCCCATGCCAGAGCCGCAACCGATCCACATCGGCCAGCGCGTTTGGGGTTGCGACTATGGCTCCGGTTATTTTCACGTTCATTGCGACGGCACATACAAAAAGGTATTGCCCGATCAGTTTGCCGCCTTGTCATTTGCAGCCGCTGGCGATGTGGTTGTTGTCGAAAACGCACACATGCAGCCAAAAGTTAAAAGCCTTGCGCAGGTTTTTAGCTTTGAGCAACTTGTTGCAATTAAGTCGGAGGCATTGCGCCGTGACATTTCAATTCGCTTGTGGTTTCACTCGCAAACACCTAAATGGCGGGCAATGCTTAGGACGGGCGACAAATCAGATGAGGTGGACGCAAAAACTATCTACCAAATTATTCAATATCGCGGGCTTGATGGATTGCAGTATTTCAATCCACGGCGGCAATACCCACCACGCATTGAATGGGCGCACGAGCAACTTATGGATATGAATGAATGGTTGAATATAGCCAGATGCGATTACCAAGCCAAGAACTGCGCAGCTTTTATGTTGTATATAAAAGAAGGCAGGCCAGCAGTAGTAAGGACAATGCTGCAAAATCGTATTACTGGCACATGCAGCCCTGATCTTTACAAAGATTGCAGCGAGTGGTTTCTTAAATCACAAGGGGCTAAGAAAAATGAACATATTTATGGCTTGAGCTTGTGGGCTGCTTTTGTGGCTAGTGACGGCACAACACGCAAATTCAATGGCCAGGTGCCTGGCGTTAAGTTTGTAATGCAAGAACTATTGCGGCAGCGACCTAATCATTTCAAAGGTGGTACTGCTAGGTCAAACATTATGCATCATCACTTCAGAAACTTAGCAATAGCTGAACTTGGCACGCGGGCAAGCAAAACGCGACTGCATGAGCTTGAGCCGCGTGAAAAGGAAAAGTTTCTTGTTTTTAGGCGCCGCTATCGCAAGGCGATGACAACCACGCTACATGCAATGCGCAAGTATTTAATTGAGCGTGATGTTGTTTAACCTGCTATGCCGCATTGCGGCATTTACTCCAACATAACACCACGCTCACACCATTTCTGCGGTTGTTTACCCAGGCACGCTTTTTAAGCGTTTAGTTCTACATAACCGCACCACACTAAAACCATGAACCTCCGCCCTTACCAACAGCAACTAATCAACGACATCCGCCTGCAGTATCAGCTAGGGCATAAGTCAGTCCTAGCAGTGCTGCCGACCGGCGGCGGCAAGACAGTGTGCTTTGGCTACATCGCAGAGCAGGCCAGCCGCAAGGGCAACCGCGTGCTGGTGCTGGTGCACCGGCAAGAGCTGCTGGATCAGGCCAGCCGCGCTATGCCAATGCCGCATGGCCGCATCAGCGCTGGCCGCAGCATGGATCTCAGCTATGCCGTGCAGATTGCCAGTGTGCAAACCGTTGCTCGCCGGCTGCACCTGCTACCGCGTGATTTCTTTCAGCTTCTAGTGGTGGATGAGGCGCACCACACCACGGCTGGCACGTGGGCCAAGACGGTTCAGCACTTCCATGCCGCCAAGCTGCTGGGTGTAACGGCAACACCAATACGCAGCGATGGCCGCGGGCTAGGCGAGCACTATCAATCCATGGTGCAAGGCCCAACAGCGCAGCAGTTGACGGATGCTGGCTACCTCGCTGGCGCCAAGGTGCTGGCGCCGCCGGGTTTTGACAGCACCGGACTGCGCAAGCGGATGGGTGACTTCGACCCCAAGGAGGCTGAGCAGCGCGTCGGAACCATCATGGGTGACTGCCTTGGCCACTACCGCAAGCACCTGCCAGGCCAGACGGCGATTGCGTTCTGCTGCAGCGTGGCCCATGCCGAGGCAGTGGCAGCACTCTTCCAGTCAGCAGGCATCGCCGCGGCCAGTATTGACGGCAGCATGGATGCAGCCAATAGAAGGCAGCTATTGGCTGATTTAGCGATAGGTCGCATCAAGGTGCTCACCAGTTGCGCGCTGATCGGCGAAGGCGTGGACGTGCCAAGTGTCGGCGGCTGCATCCTGCTCAGGCCAACGGCGTCAGTGGCGCTGCACCTGCAGATGATCGGTCGCTGCCTGCGCCCACAGCCTGGCAAGCGCGCCGTAGTGCTCGATCACGTCGGCAACACGCTCAGGATGGGACACCACTTAGAACCACGAGACTGGACCCTAGATGGCCTTAAAAAGCGCGACCGCGAGGCAGCGCCATCGGTCAAGGTCTGCCCGCAATGCTTCGCCACTAGCGCCAGTGCGGCGCAGATATGCCGCGAATGCGGCCATGTGTTTGCGCCACAGGAGCGCCGTGAGCTGCAACAGGTTGAGGGGGAGTTGGTGGAGATGGCAGTGGCTAAGCGGCGCGAGCAGTCCTCAGCCCGCGACCTGGATGCACTCCGCCAGCTAGCGCAGCAACGCGGCTACAAGCGAGGATGGGCGGAACGTGTCTACCAGGCGCGACTGGCCAAGAGGCATGGCATCTGAGCAACAGATTCAGCAAGAAATCCGCATCGCCTGCAGCACCGGCAACACGCGCCTGTTCCGCAACAACACCGGCACGCTCAAGGACGCCAACGGCCGCCCGGTGCAGTTCGGCCTATGCAAGGGCAGCGCTGACTTGATCGGCTGGCGGACGGTTACCATCACGCCGGAGATGGTCGGCACCCAGGTGGCGGTGTTTACCTCCATAGAAGTCAAAACCGCGACCGGCAGGCTGCGCCCTGAGCAGCAGCAGTGGCTAGATGCGGTCCAGGCGGCTGGTGGCATTGCCGGCGTGGCACGCTCAGTCAGCGATGCGGAGCGGTTGCTCACGGTTGCCGATGGTGTATAGTGGTTGCACGAGGGGAGCGGCCCACTCGTAAAACTCAACCGCCGGGGAACGGAGCACACGACCCGTAAAAATCGAGCTCAACAGGGCCTGAATAAGCCCGCACCGCCGGTTGGCCCGGCACCCAAATCACCTCAAGCATCATGCGTGCACTGATCACTGCAGCAATTGTGCTGCTGTCGCCTGCTCAAGCCCGGCAGGTGACTGCCACCGTCTACGACGGCTGGTATCACGGGCGCACCACGTACTGCGGCGGCACCTATCGCCACTGGGATGTGTCAGCCGCCCATCCATGGCTGCCATGCGGCACGCGCATCACGGTGCAGCACCGCGGGCGCCTGCTCACCGTGCCCGTCACTGACCGCTGCGACTGCGGATCGTTGGATCTCAGCGCTGGCGCCGCCTACCGCCTAGGCGTGCCGCTAGATGGCACCGCAACTGTGTCGATCCGTTACTAGGCAGGGTTGACCACGGCGGCACATGGTGTAGGATATGGGGACAGCAGGCAACCAGTCCTGCACCCCACACCGAGAACCATGCTTACAACCGCACTGCTAGTTATCTGGAAGCTGCTACTGCCACTGCTGGTAGTAATCGCCGTGATCGACTGGCTCACCGCTTCAGATGACCGCCGCATCCGCGTACTGCGCCGCACTGGCCTGAGCCAGAAGCGCATTGCCGAGCGCCTCAACCTGTCCACCTATCGCGTCCGTAAGGCGCTGATGGCATGAACAATCTCAACCGCTTTGCCGTGCTGGCAATCATCTTCGGTGTCTGGGCAATGGCCTATGACACCGGCCGCCAGCAGCCCGCCTACAGCCATCACGCTTGCCAAGAGCAACTCAAGCCATGACTGAATCGGATATCTACTGGACATTTGCCACCGCCTACCAGCACGGCGGTGGCTTCTTCCAAGCCCTAGCGCACGCTGGCCTCAAGGCTGACCCCGGCAACAAGCGCCGCCTGCTGGATGCGTTTCCCGAGCTGGTCGCCACCTACGGCACTGCTAGCCGGATGCACCGCCAGCTGCGCAGTGGGGCAGCGGTATGACCAGCTCGCGTGCATGGGTGACTGATCGCCCGCCAACTAGGAATGACGCTGACAAAGAAAGCCGCGTTGACCTTGCCAAGTACCCAGAAGGCGACTCATCCGTTCAAGTCAACTGGAAGCAAGTCGGCGCCGGCACTCGTTGGCGTCCAACCAAAAACTGGCAGAATCCTGCGATTGCAACTCAACTGCCAATCTCCATCTCCGAAACATGCGGCGCTTGCCGCTACTGGAAGAAATGGGCAAAACCCGGCGGCGAATGCCGACGCAATGCGCCGCAAGCCGTAATGCTTCACGCCGACATAGACGACGCAGAGCTCATTGCCTACTGGCCAGGCACTGATGACGCCGACTGGTGCGGCGAATGGGAGGCACGCCAATGATGCTATCCAATGAGCAGTACCACTCAGACCCAGCCGTTAGCGCCAGCCACCTGCACGCAGTGGCTAAATCTCCCTACCACTACTGGAGCCGCTACCTCGACCCCAAGCGCAGCGCACCCGAGCCGACTGCTGCTATGCGGCTTGGATCACTGGTGCATTGCGCAGTGCTGGAACCGGAGGAGCTAGGCAAGCGCTATGGCGTCTGCGCACCGCGCAACACCAAGGCCGGCAAGGAGCAAGCAGAGCGCATGGCAGCCGCTGGCATTGAAGCCGTCACCGGCAGCGATATGGAGCTGGCATTGGCAATGGCCGATGCCGTCCGCAGCCATCAAGCTGCTGCAGAGCTGCTGCGTAATGGCAAGGCTGAGCAGTCCTTCTGGTGGGATGACGCTGCTACTGGGCTGCGGTGCAAGTGCCGCCCTGACTGGTACGACGGCGCGACGGTGGTTGACCTCAAGACCACCACGGATGCCGGCCCCGGATTTGCTCGTAGCGTGGCTACCTTCCGCTACCATGTGCAAGCGAGCCACTACCTAGCCGGCTTGCACGGTGCTGAGCGGTTTGTGTTTATTGCCGTTGAGAAGACTGCTCCGTACGCGGTTGCGGTCTATGAGCTTGATGCCGCGGCCATGGCTGCTGGTGATGAGCTACGGCAACGTGACATGCGCGTGATTGCCGATTGCCAAGTCACCAAGGAGTGGCCGGGCTACGGCAACACCATCCAATCGCTCAGCCTGCCTTCATGGGCATTAACTGCCAACCCAACTATCACATCCGATGACTTCTAGCATCACGCTCTGGACTCCAGAGCAAACGCAGCTGATCTCAACCACCATTGCGCCTGGTTGCAGCAATGACGAGTTGCGCCTGTTTGCTTACGCCTGCCAACGCACTGGGCTGGATCCGTTCAGCAAGCAGATCTACGCCATCAAGCGTGGCGGCAAGATGACCATCCAAGCCGGCATTGACGGCTTGCGTGCCATTGCCGAGCGCACCGGGCAGCTTGACGGCAGCGAAACCTACTGGTGCGGTGATGACGGCCAGTGGACTGATGTATGGCTTGGCAGCAAGCCACCTGCCGCGGCCAAGACCATCATCCATCGCAAGGGCAGCCAGCATCCATTTGTTGGCGTTGCACGCTTTGCTGACTACAACGCCGGTCAGGGTCTGTGGTCCAAGATGGGTGCCGCAATGATCGCCAAATGCTCTGAGGCGTTGGCATTGCGCAAGGCGTTTCCCGCTGACATGTCCGGCGTGTACAGCACTGATGAGATGCAGCAGGCAGAGGTGGAGCCGGTGACCGTTGCCGGTGCACCTGCACCTGCAGGCGACGCCAAGCTGTTCCAAGCCGGCAAGGCTGCTATTGCTAAAGCCGACACGCTGGACAAGCTGCAGGAGGTGGTAGCGCGCATGGATAAGCGCAAACCTGATCTCAGCGATGAGCAGAATGACGAGCTGCTGCGCCTTGCTGTAGAGCGCGAGGCGATGCTATCCGACACGCCATCGGAGGATCCGTTTGCTGATGACTGAACCATTCCTCACTACTGATGAGCTGGCAGCACGTTGGGGGTTGAAGCCAGCCGCCATCAAAAACCAACGTGCACGCGGCATTGGCCCTGCTTACGTCACTGCACCACGCGTTGGCCTGCCAGCGGGCACGCCGCGCGTTCGCTATCCCCTCGCACAAGTCTTGGCTTTTGAAGAAGCCAATGGCATCACACCACTGAACTGACATGAGCCTTTACGCAACCGGCATTGTTCGCATCATCACCGACCCGCAACTACGTGCCTTTGAATCTGGCACCATGGTTGCCAACTTCGCAGGTGGTATCCAGGAGGGTAAAGACAAAGATGGCAACTGGATCAATAACGCAATCGACTGCGAGATCTGGGGTAAATCCGCTGAGCTGATCGTTGATAAGCTCAAAAAAGGCGACAGCATCCTTGTAACCGGTGCCGTACGCCGGCAAGAGTGGAACGACAAGGAAACCGGCGCTAAGCGCAGCAAGCATGTGCTCAGCATCCAGCGCTTTGAATTCATGCCACGCGGCGCAGCAACCACCAGCGAGGAGCCTGTGTTTTGATGAACGAAACCACACTTGACATTGCATTCAAGGAGTGGTGGGAGGCGTCCTACGGGCGCCCTCCCGGCACCCATGCAGTGATGACACACGTGGCATTTGCCGCGCATATTCTTGAACTTCTGGAGCTGACGCAAGATGATCAACCACAAAACTGAGCAGCGCCGTGATGATTACCTGCAGTGGTTGTACGAGCAAAGCGGCCGAACCTGCTGCACCTACACCGGTCTGTATCAACAGCGCATTGCTGATCTGATTCGCCGCGATATGGCAGAGGCTTTAGGTGATGAGTGATCTTGTCAATCATCCGCCGCATTACAAGCACGGCGACATTGAGTGCATCCAAGCCATTAAGGCGGCACTCGGTGATGATGGCTTTCGCGCTTACTGCAAAGGCAACGTCATCAAATACCTATGGCGTGCTGAGCACAAGGGCAATGCCGATCAGGATTACGGCAAAGCCGATTGGTACAT